AAACCCCTGCCCGAACGGCTTAAACAGCGCGTCCTCGCCGTCTAACTCTTCATCCGCGAACCCGACCCGCGCAAGCCAAGGCTTGAAGTGCCGGTAGTTCCACCGGTCGAACGCGATGCGCCTGAATGGATGTTCCCGGTGCATCGCCGCCAGCCGCTCCGCAACCCACTCGTACTCAATGGTGTTGCCCGGCGTCGTCTCGATAAAGCCGCGCGACGCCCACAAGTCATATGCCTGCCGATCCTGCCGCGCCCTCTCGGCAAGCCCGACCTTCGGAAGCCAGAACGTCGGCAGGGCCTGCCAGACGCCATCGACGTTTGCCACGCGCACCAAAGCGGTCAGATCGTTCACCGCCGACAGGTCAAGGCCCGCATACACCTCACACCCATCCCAATCATCGTTTACTTCCGCGCCGCACTTCTGCCAGACGATGCGCGACACGAACGGCGCGTTCATTTCAACACGGCGATTAAGAACAAGGTTCTCGTAATCCGGCTGCCGCGACGGCATCCGCTCGGCTGCATCACGCATGTCGAGCACTTCGCGCTCGTTCATGAAAACCCCAAACGCGGGGTTTGCCGCCTTGATCGCCTCTAGGCTGAACACGTCCAGTTCCGGCGGCGCGGTGTCCATCCGCAGAACTGTGCGCGAATCCGCGCCCGTCTCCGCGTCGTCAATCAAAATCGACAACAGGTCGCCATCGTTCGGCGATTGAGTCGAGATGATGATGGACAGCGGGCTGTCTTGCGCCGCCGTCGCCGTCTCCAAAGCTTCATAAAGAGCCGAACGAGGCCCCCGTACTTGGCCTAGCTCGTCGTGCACAATGAACGAAGGCGAGAGACCGAGGTTGTTGGACGCATCCGCCGACAGCGCCCGGTACAAGGTTCCAAGCTCGGAACAGTGAAGCTGCTTCGCCGTATCGCGGATGGTCACCACAGCCGAAAGGTCCGCCGACAACCGGACCATCTTCGCGGCAAGCTGAAACAAAATCGCCGCTTGGTCTCTCGACTGAGCGGCGCTGTTAAGTTGCGAGTTCGGCTTGGCCTCAGGGCCGCACAAGTGCAGCAACAGAAGCATCGCCGATTCGGTCGTCTTGGCGTTTTTTCTTCCCCGCGTGATGATCGCCCGTCGTGTCCCCGCAGGGTTGTCGTAGATTGCCTCGAAGTCTCCCCGCATATACGGCGCAACCTTAAGAGGTTGCCCAACAAACTTCCCCTCGGGAACCCTGAGGTACTTCTCTATCCACTCAATGTTTCGGCGCGAACGCCAATGAAGATCACGATTCCCAAGGTCGCTTTGCGGCCGTGGGCTTCTTTTTCGACTTGTCATAAGTTGCTTGCTGAGAAAGCCTCATCTTCGTCGCAAGCGAAGCGATAACCTGACTTTCGCGCTGCGCCATTTTCAAAAGGTCGCTGTATCGCCCCACATCAAACTCAGGCGACTTCATTTCAGCATCGATAAGCTGCGCCACCCGGCGCGCCGTTACCACATGGCGACAGTACTGCGTTAGGATCGGCCACGTCTCGCGTGGGAACCAATCCGCCGGGAGCCGGTCAACCACCGAGCGCCACTCATCCGCCTGCTCATCGGTAAGATCGTAGGGCGCGTCAGGTCGCGCCATGACCTGAACCGCCGAAACCGCGACAAGCTCCCCGCTTGCCGCAGACTTTCGCCCGCGAGCCCCCATGATTTTCGTCCTGTCTGTGCGAATCTAAGCGGTAAACTGGAAAAAAGGCCGTTTATAGTTTTTCACATCTACGCCTCGCCTTCCGCGTGAAGGTCTGAGAGATTGGATGCCCCCCCTATCTTGGCAGGCAAGGAGGCCTTTTGTGTCTTGGTGAGATCATCTGTTGAGGGTTGACCGCAGCAAAAAGGCCGGGCGCTGACGACACCCGGCCCTAGATGTTCCTGCCAAACCTTGCCATGCCGTGCCTTGCCGCGCCTTGCCAAGCCGCGCCTCGCCCCGCCTGCCCTGCCACACCATGCCAAGCCGCGCCCTGCCTTGCCTCGCCTAGCCTTGCCTGCCAAACCCCGCTTGGAACCGTAAGCCTGTCGAGGGTTTTCACACTTCCGTTAGGAACGGTGCCTAACTTGAACGAATTAGTCAACCGATACCAGAAAAAAAGACCGGGTGCTTTTAGCACCCGGCCACCAGCTAATGGAGGAACATTGAACAAAGACACAATGCGCAATTTGGAGGGAAGTGTCAAGCGGTAAATTCGCGCCTCAGCGTTCGGAGGGCTCTACCTTGTGAAGCACCAACTCCGGCCTGTAGCCCAAAGCCCCCGCAAACTCTCCTATAGAGCGGATGGTGGGATTCCACGTTCCAGATGCAAGCCACAACACCGCTTCTTGGTAAGCCTCAAAGTCGTGAACTTTGACGTTCGAGAGAGCGGCACGAGCTTGGCTAAGAAATTCAGCCGCAGCACGGCCTTTCCCATCTATATGTCCAGACTTGTCGTTGGCTTGGGGGTCCATTTTGACGGCGTCCCTGCTTCCTATTTCCGTGGGCTCGGCCTCTTCGGGCTGCGACGTGCGGGGCGTCCACTCGCCGCAGCGATCAACCTTGGCAACCGAAGGCCAACAAGCGTAAAGCCCGTGCGGATCAATGAACGACGGTGGGAAACGAAGGCAGCCGCCGATATCACGCGCACCAAGCGGGATATCCGGGCGGCTCACAGTGCGCTCAAACATCGGCTCAAACCACTCGCACGTCGCGCACGTCTTGTGTGTCATGGATTCCCTTACGAAAACGCGAAAGCCTTCCACCAGTTGGCAACCGCCTGTTTGAGCTTTTCGGCGGCGTGGCTTCGGTTTGGGTCTGCGGTAATTCGAGCAATGCAAGTAGTGGCGGCTGTCCTGAGGATAACCACCGTTACGTTACCTAGCGCGCGCCTCCATGCGTCACGCTCTGATCGGCGCGGTGCGCCTGCTATGAGATAGGCGGTGCCGCCGGTTGACGTCGCCAGTGACCTAAGCGTGTCGTCGCGGATGGCAATCGCACGGCTGAGCGCCGCCTTGTCGTTCGTCCACCGTTGCGCGCCAAGGCTTTCGAGAATGTCATCAAGGTCAATCACCACGTCGCCTGGCTGTGCGCGCTTGGCAACATAGGTGGTTTTGCCACTGGCAGGCGGGCCGCACACCAGAACCACCGGAACAGATGACGGCCTGAGGTTGTCGGGGATGCTGTATCCCCATGTCCGTATTACTCCACCGTTTGCCGGATGGTTTGGATCGAATGGCCACCCCGTATTAACGTCAACCCTTACGCCGTATCCTCTGCGGTCGATAGCGCTCTTTTCCCCGTCGTGGCAAGCCTTGCACAGGCTTTGCACCTCGCCGAAGGCGAAGGAGTGCCAATCCCCCTTGTGGGGAACGATGTGATCCACAACTGCGGCGGCTGTGATCCTGTCATTTGCCTTGCAGAAACGGCAAAGAGGCTCAGACGCCAGTTGGGCCGCACGGCGCGAACGCCAATGAGCCGACCCATACCAAGAGTTCCATGGGTCTCTCAGTGGAGGACGCTTGACTTCGCCGCCTTTTCTTCCCTGAGGGTTTCGGCTAGGCATTCAAGGGTCTGTATCGCGATCTCGTGGCCAGCGACGTTTCGCAGCCGCACAACAGCGACCGCAACATCAAATGCAATATCGTCTAGCTTGCGGATTTGCTGGCGGCGGGGCGATTCGGACATTCAATATCCACCCGTGGCCACACTATCAGTGCTGCCACATTACACGATGATTCGCGCGTGTCAATATAGTTTTCACAGACCGTCACTCAAGATTGCCGGCAAAGCCTAGCGCCAACAGCGCCGACCCCAACGCATGACCATCAAGCGCATGCAGCGCCGCAATGGCTCTTGGCGTGTTGAGATCGTCGTTCAGCGCAAGCGCAAACTCGCCTTCAAATGCGGGAACCGCCGACGCCATGTCGGTGCGACCATACCAGCTTTTGAGGATCGCGCGGCTTTCCTTAAGCCTCCTTACCGTCCAGTCGATGGGCTGGCGGTAGTGCGTTTGCAGCATGTTGAAGCGCAAGACATCGCCCGGCCAGTCGTTCAGAAGCTCGCGGATGGTGAGGAAGTTGCCGAGCGACTTCGACATCTTCCTCCCCTCGACCTGGAGGAAGCCGTTGTGCATCCACACGTTGGCCATCACCTTGTGGCCGAAGGCGCAGCAGGTCTGGGCGATTTCGTTCTCGTGGTGGGGAAACACGAGATCGATGCCGCCGCCGTGGATGTCGAACACCTCGCCCAGATGTTTCCAGCTCATCGCCGAGCATTCGATATGCCACCCCGGCCGGCCGCGCCCCCACGGGCTCTCCCAGCCGGGAAGCTCCGGCGGAGAAGA